GGTGCTAGCTGGCCCCGCTACGGGATCGGAAGCTGCCCCGGCGTTCCGGGCGCTGGTGGGCGCTGATCTGCCGGTAATCGGCGACGGGCTGATCTTGGTGATCAGCAACCGGGGCGAGACGTCGACTGCCAGCACCAACTACACGGAGGTACCAGTGCCGGTGCCCTCGGGTGGCTTCACGCTGGTGGCCGTCCGGTTCGGCTGCCATATCGACACCACCGGCAGCAGTAGCACAACATTCAACGCTTACCGCCGCACGGCGGCCGGCGTGAAAACGTCGGTGCTGACCGCTAACGCCACTCTGGCATCTGCGGCCAGCCTGGTGGATGCGTCAGCCACGATCACCGGCGGCACCTTCTCCGCTGGCGACCGGGTCGGCGTTGATCTTGTTGGCGTCGGCACCGGCGCCCAAGGACTGTTCGCTCAGTTTCTGTTCACTCGCTCCGCAACCTGACTATGACACCTCCCGCCATCCTGACCAATTCCGAAACCGGCGTTCGCTACTACAGCGATCCTGGCCCTCAAGAGGGGCAAAGCGTCGATCTGTTCGTGCCTTTGCGCGGCGACACGGCAACCAACCCAGGGGGTACACGTTGGCCCAATTTGTTCGGGCTCCCCTACGACGGCACCGACTTGAAGTTCTACCAGAAGCGTGAGCCGAAAGTCCGCGAGTACGATCAGGCGATTTTCTACGAGGTGGCTAGCTGGGGAGCGGTTGCCTACGCCAACCCCAGGCCTGGCGGCCCAGCCGGCACTTGGGAGGAGGCGCTGGAGGTAAAGCGCCGGCCCGTGGAGGAGCTGCTAAATCAAGTCGAAGCCATGCGGCTCCAGGCTAATGCTCGCCTGTATCCGATCAGTGAGGATCCCATGCGCAATGTGCTGCTAATGGAGGCCATCCGGCGCGACACCGATGGCACCGCGACGCCGGTCATGGCGCAGTTGCTCGCGCGCCATCAGGCCCTGGTGGAGGCTGGCATGGCCAACGAAAATCGCGCCGCTGAGCTGCGCCAGCAGATCCAAGCTGGCCAGCCCTTCGACCTGTCCGCAGGTTGGGTCAATGAGATCGCGTAATGAGTGGAAACGTGGCCCCTACACTGGAGGCAACAAAATGCTGATCGTCCCAAGGCGAACGGTAGCGGGAGCTGGCACCATGTGGACTCCAGCGCAGATCAGCACAGCGCTATGGTTAGACGCCGCGGACAGCAGTACGATTACTTCGTCGTCAGGATTAGCGACTCAGTGGAGTGATAAAAGCGGAAATAACAGGCACGTTACGTTCCCATCCGGGTTTCGGCCGGCAACGGGAACACGTACCATTAACGGATTGAATGCCTTGGACTTTGCCACCAGCTACGGCACCATTGCTGCCGTGCCGCTGACCGGAACTACGTCGGCGATGGCTGTATTCGTGTGTCAACTTGACACAGATCCGCCAACTGTAGCTGCAAATACTGGCCCTGTTCTAGGAGACTGGGGTACTGGTTCCGGTAGTAATCATTCGCTATGGACCGATGGCACCATACTTGAGGATTTTATGAGCACCACTCGTCAAAACGCGGGAAACCCGTCGCCGTCCTTATCCGCCAATGCATGTATTGTAAGCATGGTTAGTGCTAATAGTTTATGGCAGGTATATGTTAATGGAACACTTCAGTTTAACACAACCACAAATACTTATGCTATCAATACATCGCCGCAAATCGGCAGATCTATTAACCTTTATTTCGATGGTCGCATTCTCGAAATTGTAGCAGTTGGCAATAACACAGCTACCACTACTCGCCAGTTATTGGAGGGCTACATGGCTGGCCCTACTCGGTCGGGGCTGCAATCGCTGCTGCCTGCCGGGCACCCTTACAAATCGGCTGCGCCATGACCTACACCAAACGCGAACAGATCATTGCGGCCGTAGCCGCCAGGGTGGCCACTGTGCCAGGTGCAAGCCACTGGCGCAGTCGCGCTGAGGCGATCATCCGGGCCGAGGCTCCGGCAACGGTCACGGTGCCAGCTCGCAACGCCCCGTCAACTCCCCAGGTCAGTACCTGCCGGGTCGATAACACCCTGACCATTCAGGTTGCGGTGAACACCAGGGGGGCAATCCCCGATCAGCTGGCAGATCCGATCCTGGCGGCCATCCATGCCGCATTGATGTCTGACCGCGCAATCGGTGGGCTGGCTGTGGACATCACGCCAGGGCCAACTGATTGGCAAGTGGAGAAGAGCGATCTGACAAGCTGCTGGGTGGTTCAGGACTGGATTGTTCAATATCGAACAGCCCCAGAATCCCTAGCCTGATACCAACACACCTAGAGCGGAATGGGACAGTACAGCAAACGGCTGCTCCTGGCAGCCATCGAAAGCCCCTACGGGACCAGCGCCAATCCTGGCGGCACGGCTGCAATCATGGTGAACGATGATCTCCAGATTACGCCGCTGGACGCGGATGAGCTGGAGCGCACAACGCTACAGCCGCACTTTGGTACGCGGCGCAAGTTCATGATCAACCAAAAAGTACAGTTCAGCTTCTCGGTTGATGTTGCTGGTAGTGGTGTAGCTGGCACGGCGCCTAAATGGGGCAGGTTGTTGCAAGCTTGTGGGTTTGGTGAGACTGTGGTAGCAAGCACCAGTGTCACGTATAGCCTGAAAACAGATAATGCCGACATCGCCGGTCTAACCATGGCTGGCTTTATGGATAGCCAAAAGCATCTGGCAACAGGCTGTAGAGGCTCGGCTCAGCTTATGGGCAAGGTGGGCGAGTTTTTCCGCGTCATGTTTAACATGACCGGCATTTATGCAGCGCCAACAGATGCAGCGCTGCCCTCCCCGACGTTCGGGAACCACGTTGACCCACTGCATGTCAGCAATGTAAATACTACTAATTTACTGGTTAATAGCTGGAATGGCGCTTGCTTAAGTGAGTTTGACTTCAATCTAAACAATAGCACTGCCTATAGGGAGCTGGTTGGCTGTGCCAAGCAAGTGCGAATTAACGACCGCCAGGCTAACGGCAAGGTCGTGATTGAATCGCCATCCCTGGCAACTTACAACGCTTTCACGGCTGCAACCACCAGCGCTATTAACACGGTTAGCTTTAGCCATGCTGACAGCGCTGGCGGCAGCTGCGCGGTAACCGCACGCTGCAACTTTGGAGCACCAACCTATGCAGACATGGACAATATCACCATGATAGACATCCCAGTTGGACTGGTTCCAAGCACGGCTGGGAATGATGAGCTGACACTGGTGTTCACATGACAGTCTTTACCGCCTATCGATACGATCACGTCATAGCTGAGGCGTGGGCCGGCACCTGGCGGCTATCTGCTACGCCAGATTTCAGGGTTAACCTATACACAAGCTTTACATTCAACGGAACCCACACCACCAAATCAGCAGCAGAGACAGGCGCTACACAAGTGGCGACAGGGGCGGGCTATACGCAAAACGCAAAAACTCTTGACGCTGTAACTTTTGCCCCATACAACACCACTGGCATAGCTTTTAAAAGCAACCCTGTACTTTGGTATCCTCCATCGGGGACAACGCTAACCGCAAGGCACGCGTTGATCTATGCAAACGGAACCACAGGGGCTAAGCCATTTTTATACATTGACTTTGGGCAATCTATATCAGCGCTCTCCCCTCAACCGCTAATCATTGCCCCACCTGATAGCGGCTGGTTCCGCCAGGCCTGGAGCACCTAGACTGCCTTTACACTCAACACAACCATGGCATTCAAGCTAGACAACAAACCCTATTACAAGTGGCCGGTTGGGTTTGAAGTGCCAGCCGATGGCGGTGCTTGGGAGAAGCAAAGCTTTGACGGTCATTTTGCCAGGCTAGGTCAAAAACGAGTCGAGTATCTTGCGGAGGCGTACAATAGAAGGGTTAGGAAACTGCAAGCCGAAGAAGAGCTTGACGAAGAACTGGCGGTTTTGACGCCTAAGTTTATTGCTGGAGAAATCTTAATAGGATGGAACGGTATTGTTGATGATGATGGTAACGAAATACCTTACACGCAAGCAACTAAGGAGCGTGTACTTGAGGTTGAAACTGTGGCAGCCGCAGTGATTCAGGCATGGTCCGCCAGCCTGCAGGGCAGTGCCGCAAAAAAGCAAACCTCCAAGAAGCCGCGAGGCATTGGCTGAGCGGCGGCCGCAACAGGCTGGCGGATGATGCTGCGGCGCATGGCATTGAGCTGCCAGCCGAACTGCTAGCCGATCAAGACTGCTGGGTATGGCCGGAGAACTGGCCGGCCCTGCTGATGTTCCTGCGGATGGAGACGCAATGGCGAATCGGCCTGAATGGCCGCGAAGGCCTCGACTACCGAGTGCTGGAGTGGCTGTTTAGCCTGTACCCAGTAGACGACCCGCGCCAGCTACTGGAGGATCTAAAGGTGGTCGAAATCGCAATCCTGGAGGCTGATCGCAATGGCTGAGCTGTCGGCTCTGCTGCGGATCATCGCCAGGGCGGAGGGCAAGGAAGCCATCGAAGGTGTCGCTCGGTCGCTGGGCAACCTGCAGCGCTCTGGCGCCAACACCACGCGGGCGCTGGAAGGGATCGCCAGCTCAGCCGGCGGCCTGGCGGGCTCAATGCGGTCACTGGTGCCGCTGCTCAGCGGGGCGGGCCTGGTGGCCCTGGCGCAACGGTCTATTGAGACTGGCGACCGGCTGTGGGATCTGAGCCAGCGGACGGGAGTCAGCGTTGAGCGGCTGAGCCAGCTCAGTAAGGCGGCCCGCCTCGGCGGCACCGACATTGAAACGGTCGCCATGGCGCTGCAGCGGATGAGCCGCAGCATGGTGGCCGCCAGTGATGGGACAAGGGCGCTTGCCGATCGCCAGGACGACGAGATGCGGCGGGCGGTGGACGTGGTCCAGCGCGGGGAGCGAGCTCAGACGCAGCTGGTCAAGGCACAAGCTGACGCCAGGCTGGCGGTGTTGGACCGCGAGAGCGAGGCCCGGCTTAGGGCTCTAGGGCGCCGTTACCGACGTGAGGAGCAGCTGCTGAGCGATCGAGCCGACGACCTGCAGGGTGAACAGGAGCGCCAGCTCCAGGCACA